TCCAAGCCCGTAACACAGGCTACCAACATACGCCGAGAGAAGCGAATAGATTGTTCAACATCAATGCTATAAGTAATACGCTTAACTTCTGTGCGAAGGTCTTCAACACTAGAATAGGCATTGAGTCTTTTATTTACGGCGAACCCCTTCTTCTCGAGACGACCCAATTTATTAACAAGGTCACTTTTTTCTTCGTCTACAGAACTGTATCCTTTAGATGGCTGTTCCTGTTGCATACTCATTCCTGGTTCGTCATCAGCGTCGTCAAAAAACATTTGTTCATCTTCACCGTAGTCAATTTCTTCATCTTGTTGTGTAGGTTGTGGAGCTGCTTGTTTATTTGGATTTACAAAGGCGTCCATGGCCTCTTGTTGTTGTTGTTGTGGTGGTGGAGGGCGATGCACTTGTTGTGGTGGTCGACGCACAGGCTGAGGACGCGAAGTTGAAATCTCAATTTCGTCCATTAGGGCCTGTTCGTCTGCGTCAAGTTTCATCACGGTAGCACTCCCACGATCTAAGACAATTTCTTCAGACATCTACTCTCTAATAGGAAAGTATTAAATAACCTTTAACGCACTTTATAAAAAAATTATATATGTACATTATAAAATGTTCAACCTTAACCGAGCCAACCGAAATGCCATCATGTCCATCGTCACTTTGATCGCTCTGATCTGTGCGCTCGGTATGTTGAAAAATACCAGCAAGTACCAAGCCAGGCCAATAACCATTAACGCCATTAACGAAGAGTCCCTATTTAATCTCGATCACCGCATTGAATGTACACCCGGTCACACAAGTGAGGGTAGTACCTACACAAAGAGTCTCACACCAGGTGGTCTCTGTGCGTCCGAAAAACTAGTTGCGGAACAAGCGGGTGGTTACGAGATTGAAGACGGAATTGGCGGATCTTTAATCTAAGCTAATACTAAATGGCATCCCAGACCGCTCCAGATCTTAATTACGAGTATCACACCATAACAGTTGACACACTTAATCAAAGTAGTGCGAACACTTTTACTTGCCACCTTTCCCAGCCCCTGAAAAATGTGGTTCAGGCGGAACTCCTTGCGGCGTCAATCCATACAACCAACTTGACCGAACACTGCTACATCTCAATTGAAGAATTGGATTCCATTTTCAATGACAGAGCTACAAATGTTTTGAATGGTCAAGGAAATATGAGTATGATCCGGGGATCTTTTGCGAGTATCATATGCGAAGATGTCCTGCACAGTGGAGCTGATTCAACTATAAATTACAAAAATGACTATCCAATAATTACTCAATATATAGACCCAATCAGACGCCTTGACCGCCTCGCTATAACCATTAGAAATCAAACCGGTGCCACAATTAAAAAATCGACATCCGCAACGACCAATTTCTTAGTTTTTAGATTTATGTGTAGAAAACCAAACTTGTAATTTTCTCCCTTTAAAGTAGTAATAACATGTCTTCGGGTATTGTTCAACTTGTAGCAATTGGTGCTCAGGATGAGTACATTATGGGCAACCCAGAGATATCGTTTTTTAGTTCAACCTTTAAACGACACTCTAATTTTTCACAATCCGTTGAAAAGCAAACTATACGCGGAGATGTGAAAAATAATTCAATGTCAAGTGTTCAAATTGAGAAATCGGGTGATATGCTTGGATATATCTATTTGACGATCGATGATACAACAGAAGCTAAAGATACCTCGCGATGGGATTTACTCATTGATAAAATTGAGTTGCTCATTGGTGGTTCTGTGATTGATACACAAGATTCAGTGTTTACAGAAAAGATTGCGATTGATACATTTGCACAAAATGTTTCACGAAGTGCTATCGGTACACACCCAGGTGTCCATGCGCGTTCCTATTTTTACCCCCTTCGTTTCTTCTTTTGTGAAGGACCACAGTGTGCACTCCCACTCGTTGCGCTCAACTATCATAATGTGGAGTTACGCATTCACTGGGGTTCCCAAGCAGCAAAATACAATTTTGAAATGTATGCCAACTACTACTATCTTGACAATGAAGAGCGTGGTAATATTGCGACGCGTACACACGACCTTCTCATCACCCAAGTGCAGAAGAATATTCCAAGTGGTGAAACTGTTCAAGATCTCATCTTTAACCACCCAGTGAAGTACCTGGCATCTTCAGACACCACAACAGATGGTGCTCTCACATCACCAACAAACAAAGTCAAGTTGAGTATAAATGGTGTTGAACTTGGAAACTACCGATGGGGTAAGCCACACTATATTGATGTGATGAACTATTATCACACAAACTTTGTGACTTCTCCAGACTTTTTCCTTTATTGTTTTTGTCTCATGACAAGTTCTCTCCAACCAACGGGGACCCTCAATTTCAGTCGCATTGAGTCAGCCAAGATTATGAGTGAGGGGACAGTCATAAATGACCCAATTTATGCCGTCAACTACAACATACTTCGTATACAAAATGGGATGGCTGGTCTTCTTTACGCAAATTAATTTGCCTCCCTATATTAAATGGTTAAGAATATACCTGCTATAGAAAGATCTACGGAGATCAGGTTTGGTAAGCATGTACCCGACTCAACGGATCAGGCGGATAATACCATTGTCTTCAACGCAAGTAATGTCTTAGTTCCAACACCATACAGTAATGCATGTTACTTGTCACCCATTCGTAATAGAACAGATTACTTGGCCCCAGAAGTTGTACTTCTTATGTATGACCGAAACACCAAAGAAATTACTGAATCAGGTGAATCCGCAAACGTGCTTGTTGGTGGTTCCACATTAAATACGGTTGTAGATCGCGCAAACGCAACGTCGAATACGATGTTGTTCATTGGTCAACAAAACGATGTTGCATTTGTCACGTCATCAAATGTTGGTATTTCAAACATGTTGCCACAGCATACATTGAGTATTGGTTCAAACCTTTACGTGGATGACGTGGGTTCAAATGTTCTCACCGTTTCTGGAAATGTATCGCTTTTGGGAGATCTTCATGTATCCGGTTCTACTACACTACTTGTTACCGAAAATACATCCATTAAAGATGCATTGGTTGAACTCGGACGCGGTAATACATCTACTGACACCACACTTGATTTGGGTCTCCTTATGCATAGACCCAGCAGTTCATCAAATGTTGTTATAGGATATCGCGAAGGGTTGGACGAATTCGCGATTAGCTATACAGAGTCTAATCCAAATGAAAAAGTTTTTATACCAAAAACTGATGAAGATATCAATGTACACGTCTATGGTCTCACCCACGTGGATGCTAATATCTACGCACATGAAGACCTACACGTATCCGGAAACACCCACGTGACCGGTACCGGTACATCTACAATTCCAAGCTTGAATGTTTACAGAGCGACTAGCTCAACTTCGAGGACAACCGGCGCCCTTATAGTGGGAGGTGGTCTAGGTGTAGGTGGAGATATTCATGCTACACATGCCAATCTGGAAGATGTGGAAGCTGATAGTGTCAATATTACTGATACAACGGCTTCTAGTTCAAAGACAACTGGCGCCCTTAGGGTTGCGGGTGGTCTAGGTGTGGCTGGTGATATTCATGCTACACACGCCAATCTCGAAGATGTTGAGGCTGATAGTGTCAATATTACAGATGCAACGGCCACTACCAGTAAGACAACCGGCGCCCTTAGGGTTGCCGGTGGCTTGGGTGTAGCTGGAGACATTCATGCCACGCACGCCAATCTGGAAGATGTGGAAGCTGACAGCGTCAATATTACTGATACAACGGCTTCTAGTTCAAAGACAACCGGCGCCTTAAAGGTTGCGGGTGGTCTAGGTGTAGCTGGAGACATTCATGCTACACACGCCAATCTCGAAGATGTTGAGGCTGATAGTGTCAATATTACAGATGCAACGGCCTCCAGTTCAAAGACAACTGGTGCCCTTAGGGTTGCCGGTGGCTTGGGTGTAGCTGGAGACATTCATGCCGCGCACGCCAATCTGGAAGATGTGGAAGCTGATAGTATCAATATTACCGATACAACAGCTTCTAGTTCAAAGACAACTGGCGCCCTAAAGGTTGCGGGTGGTGCTGGTATTCAGGGAGATCTTTACGCAGCTGACACAACCCTGGATAGCGTTAAAGCACTAAACTTGGCAACGGGTACGCTACCCTTCACGGATTCAACTAAAAAACTTGTTGATTCTCTCATTACTCAAAATGATGATGGTTCAATTATAATTTCAGCGAATGTGGAAATTGCCGGTAATGTTTCTGTAGTGGGTAATACATTTGCAATTACATCAAATGACGTGGTTATAACTGATCGTATCTTTGATATAGCAAATAATAATACATCCACTTCGTTGGATATTGGTATTCTCATGGAACATCCCGGTAAGAATATATTTATTGGTCATCATACTAATCCTCAAGACAACTTTACTATAGGTTATACATCTAATGGATATACGGAAGATCATGTAGAATGGAATGGAACGGATCATATTACAGCGAATGTGTGGGGATACCTTATCACACAAAATACGGTCACTATTGAACACAACGATCTTTACGTAAAGAATGGTCTCATTGGCGTGACTACGGAATCTCCCGTGGCAAACATCCATGTCGTGGGTAACGCATTTGTGACATCAAATATTACAACAAGCTCAAATATTATTGTGGGAGGTACAGCCACAGCAACTTCAAAGACAACCGGTGCCCTTCAAGTTGCGGGTGGTTTGGGTGTAGCTGGAGATATACATGGTTCCAGTTTATACACAGATGACTATTTGATTCACAGTGGAGACACCGACACAAAGATTGGTTTCCCCTTGGCCGATACCTTTACAGTCACCACGGCGAATACTGAACGCTTACGAGTTAATGCAACCGGGGCCACACTTTCAACGGATACATCTGGCTCTTCGGCGAATCCCGAATTATCGTTATATCGCGATCAAACGGGTTCAAATGGAAATTATCTAGGTCAAATTCGATTTGATGGTAAACACGACGGTGGAAATGACCAACTCTATGCGAAGATTACGGGTAAGATTAAAAAAGCTGACCAGGGAGGCGAAGATGGAGCCATTGAAACGGCTATTATTACGGATGGTTCACAGAGGATAAGTCTCCGACACACCGGGGATTTGTTTCACATTAAAAAGGGTACGGATTTCCAAGTCGGTGAGACCGCTAACATTTATGTGAAGACGTCGACGAGCCGTGTAGGTATAAACACCGATTCCCCTGCTTATAGTCTTGATGTTCAAGGTACATCAAATGTAGGCGTTTTTACATCGACTGATGGGACGATTACCAATGCAACGGCTTCTAGTTCAAAGACAACTGGCGCCCTAAAGGTTGCGGGTGGTTTGGGTGTAGCTGGAGATATTTACACAACCAGTGTATATGCGGGTCATAATACGGATCAGGCTTCATATTTTGGAAGGGGTGCTATAGGTTTTTCGGGAGACACTAATCATGCTTCTTTCTCACATATTGACAATAATACATCTGCAAATTATGCTATTAAACAAACTGAAGGTGGTACCACACATTTAAATACAAAGAGTGGTCAACATATTCGATTTAATGTAAATAACAGCGAAAAGATGAGACTTACCGGAGCTGGTGATTTAAAGGTTGGTTCCAATATTTTGTATGTAGACGTGTCAGAATCGGCGATAGGTGTTAACACCAACTCCCCCGCTTACAGCCTTGATGTTCAAGGTACATCAAATGTCGGTGTTTTTACCTCGACTGGTGGGACGATTACTGATACAACGGCTTCTAGTTCAAAGACAACTGGCGCCCTAAAGGTTGCGGGTGGTTTAGGTGTAGCTGGAGCCTTGTATGGTGGAGCGGCTACATTTGATGATTTAACAGTAGATGGGACTACACTTACGGTAGATACATCGAATGATCGTGTCGGTGTCAAAACGGGTAGCCCGGCATATACCCTTGATATTAACGGTGACCTAAACTTTGCGGGTTCTCTATATCAAGGTGGGAGTGCGTTTGTGAGTACCCCTTGGACAATGGAAACCAGTCCAACCGCTTTGAGTTATACAGCGGGTAACGTGGGTATAGGTGCCGGCAATCCACAGTACAAGTTAGAAGTCGATGGTGACATAAACATCAAATCTGGTCATAATTTGAGAATAGCTGGCAATATCCCAGTTTTCAGTAACTGGACAGTCAGTGGTTCCAATATAAATCGAGCAACTGGAAATGTAGGTATCGGGGCGGCGAGTCCGGCGGTGAAACTTCATGTTGTGGGTGGAAATATTGGTTTAGACTACGGAAAAAGTATAGAAGTGTCACCACAGACCACCTGGACGAATGGTACAAACAAGCTCATAGAAACAGGTTGGGGTACGGGAGATGAGGTGCGATTTTTTACACCTGGGTCTCAATCTGCCACTCAAAAAATGGTCATCAATTCATATGGCAACGTCGGCATAGCCACAGCAACTCCAAAGACGAAATTACATGTTCACGGTGGTACAATTATAAACTCGAATGGGGTTGCCAAGAAGACTTATTCATATTCGGGAACTTTATCAAATGGCCAAACAATCGCAAATTCTACAATTAAACTCACATTCACAAATCATGTATTTTCTGCTAAAATTGTAGCCCATCTTGTAGAATCACCTACCGAAGTGAGTACAATTTCATTTGAATGTTGTGGAGGTCATTGGTCGGGATCTACGCCATCAACTAATATAGCTACAAGCCCCGTCACGGTATTTGGACCGGCGAGTACAAACCCGTGGAATGTGGATCTAACACTGACATCTAACACTGTAAGTTTAAAGCCCACGACAAATATGGCAGCAGCTGGTGCCTACAATGTGTTCGTTGAATACATCTCTCAGAACAGTGCGGGTGAACTTTCATCTCTACATGAGGGTTCTACGGCGGAAGTGTCGGATTTTGGATATTAATTTTAGATTTTAGAACTAATACTATAATTTTTTATGTCGAAAACTCCAATATAAAAAATATACAGATACATTAGTAGAAATGGCATTACAGACATTCTCAGTCGATGGATCAGGAAACGAGCGTTGGGTGTACGTGTCACTGCGGATAAAGAAAACTCAGACAAAAAAATTGTACGGGTATAATAGTAATAAATGGCGCAGACCAATATACAACACATTCCCGGTAAAGCCACTCTTACAGGTAATTTAAATAGCAGCCTTGTGGGAAACGTGACAGGGAACATTTCCGGGTCTGTATCTTCTACCACTGACGCAACATACGCCACCACGGCGGGTGCCGCAACCGATGTGACATATGCGACGAATGCGGGTGCGGCGGATACCGTTGCGTTTACGGATAGAGACTCTCAAAACGAGACGGACTACATTGCTTTTGTAAGTTCACACTCCGAGGGTAACAAGGCGCTCAGAACGGATTCTAATCTGTCGTATAATCCATCCACCGGCTACCTAAACGCAAATGTACCTTATGCCACTAACGCGACCAACGCCGCGGGACCGAATGGCGCACATGAATTAGATACAGGTGTAGTTGCGTCCACGATTGTAAAGAGAGACGGCGACGCAGATATTACTGCGAGGTTATTTAGATCATCTTACCAGAATCAAAATACTATCAGTGGTGCGCTCGCACACCGAGTTTCAACAAATGATAACTATATACGATTTTGTAGCAATATGGGGAGTGTACGAACCTTCATTGGTGCCCCTAGTAGAACTGGAGGTGGTGCAACGGGGGAGTGGAACATTAACATCAATGGATCCGCCGGCAATGTAACATACGCCACCACGGCGAATGCAGCAACCAATGCGACATATGCGGTGAGTGCGGGTTCCTCGACCCATGCGAATGCGGCGAATGCAGTTGCGTTTACGGTTAGGGATAGTAGTAACAATACAGACTACATTGCTTTTGTAGATTCACATGCCGCAGGGGACAAGGCACTCTTCACAGACTCTAACCTGTCATATAATTCGTCATCGAACTACCTAAACGCAAATGTACCTTATGCCAATAACGCTGGCAATCTCGGTAACCGAGCCTTGTCGACCAGTGCTAATGCCAA